CGACCAAGGTAACGGGTGGCATCGCCTCCCGTTCATTCGGTGATCGCTTTGCGACATGGAAAAACGTGCTGGACTTCGGCGCGGCGGGAGACGGCACGACCGACGACAGTGCCGCGATACAGGCCGCGCTCAACGCCATGGACCCGAACAGGGGCGGCACTGTTTATTTTCCACAGGGCCGTTACCGGATTGGTACGGGTCTGACCGTTCCCTATCCCGGTACGTTGATGCTTGGCGAAGGCGTGCAGGGCGTGAGCAACAGCCAAGCGAACGGTTCGTCCCGTATCATCTCAGACAATGGAATTACCGCTATCACGGCCTACAAGGGGTCGCACAGCACGCTCGGCTATGCTTTTGCGCGCTTGCAGGTCAAGGGCGCAGTAGGCAATACGAGCGGCAACGGCATCGTCGTCAAGGATACCGAAAGCTGCATCTATGAAGATGTGACGGTCTCGGATTATTACGGCGGCATCGGCCTGACCATCGATGGCCTGAGCGGAAATGCCCAATACCACGAGATGTGGAATTTTGCCGCTGGCGATTGCTTGACCGGCATTCAGACGCAGGGTCTGTCTCCGAGCTTCCAGTCATTCGGTGGATATTTTGCCGGGCTGGGCACGACGCCGCGTCCCGGATCGGTTGCCGTCAAGATCACAACCGGCGGGCAAAACCGGATGTTCGGAGCAACCATTCAGGGGTGGGAAAAGGGGTATTACCATACGTCCACAAACGGCAAGGACGAACTGCATGGTTGCCGTTTCGAGTTCTGCAATTTCTTCGTCCACATCGGAACGAATTGCGTCGGCTTCAAGATGGTGGGCGGCGGCGGCGCGAACTCGCTGCTGGTGAATACCGGCGCTGGAAACATCGGCATTCAATTGGATTCCGGCGCGTCGAACATCTATCTCGACCCGCAATATCTGATTGCGACCGTGACTCCGGTCGTCAACAACAGCGGCAATAACATCAACTACCCAACTTACGGCACTACGCCGTCCTATGCGACATCGTGATCCTCGCCCCCGTCCAAGACGACGCCTTCAAGGCGCTGCGCGCTTACCTGTTGAGCTTCCTGCCGTCCGGGGTGGAAGTGATCCAGGCGCAGGTAAACCGCGTGCCGGAGCCCAAGGGGCCGGACTTCGTTACCATGAACGCCATCCGCCGCGAGCGGTTGGAAACCAACGTGGACGACTACGACGACGCCTCGTTCACGGCGGTCATTGCCGGCACGGCCATGACGGTGTCTGCCGTGGTGCTGGGCAAGCTGGTGGCGGGGGCGGCGCTCTTTGGCGCCAATCTGGCGGCGGGTTCGGCTATCGTCTCGCAAACGAGCGGCACACCGGGCGGTGTTGGCGTCTATGTGGTGGCGCCGTCGCAGGCGGTTGCCAGCCAGGCCATGGCGGCGGGGCTGGCCTTGCTCAGCCAGCCCACCAAGGTTGTGGTGCAGCTGGACGTGCACGGCCCCAACAGCGGCGACAATGCGCAGGCAATATCCACCGCCTTGCGCGACGATTACGCGGTGTTTTTCTTCGAGCGCAACGGGTATTCAGCCGCCCCCCTGTATTCGGAAGACCCGCGCCAGATTCCGTTCATCAATGCCGAAAAGCAATACGAGGACCGTTGGGTCATTGAGGCTTCGCTGCAGGTCAATCCAACCTTGAGCCTGCCGCAGCAGTTCGCCGACCAAGCGGTCATTACGACGATCAACGTGGAAGAAACCTACCCACAGGAGTAGCACGCGATGAATTCCATTCCCGCATCAGATATCGTCAACGTCACGCCCAACGTGCTGGCGGCCGGCGGCTCCGCGCTCGACATGGTGGGGCTGGCGCTCACCACCAATACGCAGGTGCCAATCGGCGACGTGCACAGTTTTGCCAACGCGCTCGACGTATCGGACTACTTCGGCGGTGGATCGACGGAAGCCGCAGCGGCGGCCATCTACTTCCAGGGCTTCGATAACTCCAACGTCAAGCCCGGCGCCATGCTGTTTGCCCAGTACAACCAGCACCGGGTTCATTCCTATCTGCGCGGTGGCGATATTTCCGGCATGTCGCTTACCACGTTGCAGGGGTTGAGTGGCGCGCTCGACATCACCGTCAGCACCGTGCCCTACAACGCTTCCGGCATCGATCTGTCCGGCGCCACCTCGTTCTCGGATGCGGCGTCCATCCTCCAGACCGCTTTGCAGGCGGAAGCTCCCGCCAGCGCGTCGTTTACCGCATCCATCGCCACGCCGTTCCCGCCTTTGCCGCAACCGTGGTCCATCATGACGGTCACCGCCGTGGGCTCGGGCACGCTTTATGTCGGCATGATCATTGCCGGCACCGGCGTTACGGATGGCACGCTCATTGTGGGGTTGGATTCCGGCACGGGCGGTACCGGCACTTATTTCGTGAGTCCCATTCAGACGGTGGCCAGCGAGTCCATGACCGGCGGCGTGGCGTCGGGTCCCACCGTTACCTACGATTCGGTGTCGGGCGCGTTCGTCATTACCTCACCCGACAAGGGCAACGGCTCGACCATCGCTTATGCCACCGGCACGCTGGCGGCGCCCTTGTTGCTCACGCAGGCAACCGGCGCCGTGCTGTCGCAGGGTGTGGCCGCACAAGTTCCCGCTACCTTCATGAACAACCTCATTGAAGAGACCCAGGACTGGGCTACCTTCATGACGCTGTTCGACCCCGACGCGGACGGCGATACCGGCAACGCGGTAAAGCTCGCGTTTGCCCAGTGGGTGAGCACCACCGACGACCGCTACGCCTACGTCTGTTGGGATACGGACGCTTCGCCCCAGACCACGGTGCCGGCGACGACCTCGCTGGGCTATTTGCTTCAGCAGGGCGATTACTCGGGCACCTTTCTCATCAACTGCCCCGACTACACCAAGGCGGCGTTCGCTATTGGCATCGGCGCGTCCATCGATTTCACCGAGACCAACGGGCGTATTACCTACAAGTTCCGCAGCCAGACCGGGCTGGTGCCGGACATCACCAACCAGTCGGTAGCGTCCAACCTCATCGCCAACGGTTATAATTTCTATGGCGCGTGGGCAACGGCTAACCAGCAGTTCCAGGGGTTGTCGCCGGGCAGCGTGAGCGGGCCATTCGAATGGATGGACAGCTACATCAACCAGATTTGGCTCAACAACGAGTTCCAGCTGGCGTTGATGGAATTGTTGTTCACCGTGAAGTCCATCCCATACAACTCGACCGGTTACGCGCTCATCGAAGCCGCATGCGCCGACGTCATCAACGCCGGGCTCAACTTCGGTGCTTTCCGCGCGGGCGTGACCTTGTCGGCGGCGCAGGCCGCTGAAGTGAACAACGCGGCGGGAACGACCATCAGCAACGTGCTATCCAGCCAAGGCTGGTACTTGCAGGTCAAGGATGCTTCGCCGCAGGTTCGACAAGCCCGGCAATCGCCGCCATGCACGTTCTGGTACATGGACGGCGAAGCGGTCCAACAGATCGATCTCACCTCTATCGACGTCCAGTAGGAGCGACCGTCAATGGCCAACACCCGCACGCTTACAGCAGCAGACGCCACCTACCTGCTGTCGATTACCGACCTGTTCCCGTCGCCGCAATCGCTGCAAGGGTTCGGGGTGGATGACGTCTTTGCAACCGATCCGGTCGAGACCGCCGAAACCCAGATGGGCGTCGACGGCCGCCTGTCGGCCGGCTTCGTGTTCAACGAAGTCAAGCAGTCGATCACGTTGCAAGCCGACTCCGAATCGGCCGACATTTTCGACCAATGGAACCAGGCCCAGATCGCCAACCGCCAGCTCTATATCGCCAACGGCGTGATCACGCTGCGCTCATTGCAGAAGAAAGCAACGCTCACGCGCGGGTTCCTCAAGACCGTGCCGATGTTGCCCGATGCCAAGAAACTGCTGCAGATGCGGAAGTTCTCGATTACATGGCAGTCGGTGGTCCTGCAGGTTGGCGCATGAGAAAGACTGCAATAGTCACCATTACCGACGAAGGCCGCGACAAGGGCAAGGTGTTCAAGATTACCGAGATGCCCGCCGCGCAGGCCGAAAAATGGGGCATCCGCGCGCTGCTGGTGTTGCAGAACGCGGGCGTGGAATTGCCGGAAACGGTCAAGGGCAGCGGGCTGGCGGGCGTGGCCACGCTCGGCGCCGCGCAATTCTTCAAATTGCCGTTCGACGACATCGAACCCTTGCTGGACGAAATGATGGGGTGCGTGATGGTCATCCGCGATCCCGCGCACCCGGAAACCGCCTTCCCCCTGGTGTCCGACGATATCGAGGAAATCCCCACCCGTCTCAAGCTGCGCGCGGAGGTGATCAAGCTCCACCTGGATTTTTTGTCGCCCGCCGCCAAACAGAAGTTGACCTCGGGTCTGGCGTCAGCGGGCTTGTAGAATACGGCAACATCCCTCGCATCATAGGCGTCATCGTGTCGTCCGAACTGGCCACCTTGCATGAACTGCAGACCGTGTACGGCATGGAGGATGCCTACGATCTGCTGGAGGTCATTGCCGTGGACGCCCACAATCGCCGGGTCGTGCGCAATGCCAAGGATGAGGATTGATGCCGACCGTCATTGACAGTTTGCTGGTAGAAGTGGGCCTCGACGCCTCCGGTTACACCAAGGGGCGCAAACAGGTCGAGGACGACTTCAAGAAGACCGGCGATTCGGCGCGCAAGGCGGGCGACGATATCGAAGGTGCCGGCAAACGCGGCACGGAATTCTTCTCACGCCTGCGCGGCGAACTGATCGCGCTTTATGCGGTGTTTACCGCCGGCAAAGGCATCAAGGAATTCATCTCCGATCTGGTGACCACCGACATTCAGCTCGGCCGCATGTCCACCATGATGGACATTTCAGTCCAGACCTTGGCCGAATGGCGAGGAGCCGTGGTACAGGCCGGCGGTTCGGCGGACGGGGTTACCTCCTCGCTGTTCAATTTGTCGCAGAACCTGCAGCAGTTCTCGCTTACCGGCGAATCCGCCGTCATCCCGTATTTGCGCGCGCTGGGCATCGGCCTCATCGATGGTAACGGGCACCTCAAGACCGCGTCCGAGCTGTTCCTCGAAATCTCCGACCATGTCAAAGGCATGGACCCGGCGCGTGCTACTGCACTGCTTACGGCGATGGGTATGGACCCCGGCACGATTGCCTTCATTATGCAGGGCCGCAAGGCAATCCAGGAAGCGCTGGATGCACAAAAAGGTCTAGCTATGACACCGGCCGACATTGCGGCTGGTAAGGAATTTAATAAAAATCTGAAAGAATTGGAACAAGAATCCACTCGTTCCGGTCATACAATCTTCACCCTTTTGGAGCCGGCAATAAGCGCGATACTAAGAACATTAACGGCGTTTATAGCGTTTCTGGAAGCTCACAAACCGTTGCTCATTGCCTTCTTCGCTGTGTTGACGGCGGCGGTTCTGGCGTTGTCGGCGGCAATGGTCATTAGTTTTGTTGGTGTCGCAGTTGCGGCAATGTCTCTTGGTTTTGAAGTTCTTGGCGGTGGCGCCATTGCCCTCACTGGTGTACTTGGTACGCTCACCACAGTGGCATTGCCAGCCTTGGCGGATGCGTTCGCGGCGCTCGGCGCGGCAATTCTTGCCACACCGGTGGGGTGGATCATCGCCGGAATCGCGGCTATCAGTTTCGCCGGTTATGAACTCTACAAGCACTGGGACGCTGTAAAGCACTGGTGGCACCATCTTTGGGGCGACATGAGCGATGACGTCACCAATGCCGGACGCCAGATCGATGCCTTTGGCGGCAAGTCGCCAGCAAGGGCATCCGCGTTTGGCGGGCGCGGTGGCGGCGCGGTTTCGGGCGACGATGTCGCCAAGCTTCAGAAAATGGGCTGGACGCGCGAACAGGCCATCGGTATCGCGGCCAACATTCAGGCGGAGAGCGGCGGCAACGCACGCGCCGTGGGTGACAGCGGCTCAGCTTATGGGCTGGCGCAATGGCATCCCGACAGGCAGGCCGCGTTTGCGCGGTGGGCGGGCCACGACATTCGCAGTTCCACGCACGACGAACAGTTGGCCTTTATCAATTACGAACTGCGCCAGGGTTCCGAGCAGAAGGCCGGGCGCGCACTGAGCGCGGCTACCGACGCTAGCCAGGCAACGTCGATCATCACTTCGCTTTATGAAAGACCCGCCAACGTCATGGCGGCACTGGCACAGCGGCTCGTATATGCGAACGTCTTGAGCAAGTCTGGCGGCGTAACCAAGTCGTCGACCAAGTCAACGCACATCGGCCACATCACCGTGGTGACCCAGGCCAAGGATGCCACCGGTATAGCGCGCGACCTGCGTGCAGCACTGGAGCGCAATAGCCTCGCCAACCAGGCCAATGGCGGGCCGGTCTGATGTCGATCTTCTATCAGGTTCCGGCCGCACAAGGCGTTCCCCCTGTCCTGCGGGACCCTGCGCTACCACAAACCAGTCCGCCGTTGCTAACCTCCGATGGTTCGTCGTCTTTTGGACAATCGGTTGACCCGCAATGGGGCATCTTCCTGAACAACAGCCCGGTCATCGCGTCCGACAACGTGATCGACATGAGCTACCGCAAGGAATGGACGCTGTCGGATTACCCGGTGGAGAAGGGCGCGTTTCAGACCTATGACAAGGTAGAAACCCCGTTCGAGGTCAACATCGCCTTGTCGGTGGGCGGCACGCCGGACGACCGCGCTACCTTCATTCAGTCGGCCGACACGATCCTGACGTCGCTCGATCTGTACGACGTGGTGACGCCGGAAGCGGTCTATTCGAGCGTCAATTTCCGGCGCAATGAGTACGACCGCAACGCCACCAAGGGCGCCGGGCTTATCACCATTGGCTTCTATGGCGAGCAGATTCGCGTCACCGCTACGGCGGAATTTTCCAATACCAAGTCGCCGGTGAGCGCCAGTCCGGTCAACGGTGGCACGGTGCAGACGACTTCGCCTTCCATGAGTCAGGCGGCAATCCCGGCCGAACATAACGGCACTGGCAGCAGCGGTGCTGGAGGCGGTGGCGGCGGAGGGGGCGGCTGGTAGAGTGCAAATCGTTCCGCTCCAACCCATTCCGTCGCAAACGCTCGGTGTCACGCTGGCCGATCAGTCGTGTAAGCTGAACGTCTACCAGAAGGCAGCCGGGCTGTTCATGGACGTCTATGTCAACGACACGCTCATTATCGGCGGCGTCATCTGCGAGAACATCAATCGGATCGTGCGTTCGCTGTACCTGGGCTTCATCGGTGATTTCATCTTCATCGACAACCAGGGCAATGCCGACCCGGTTTACACAGGGCTGGGCTCGCGCTTCAGCCTCGCTTATCTGGAGCTGACCGACCTGAACGGTCTGGGGTGAAATGTCCTTCGTTGAGCGGCTGATCGACGTCACTTTCACGCTGGCCAGCGGAACTTTTGCCGAAAGCGGCACCAACACGGTCAAGCTATCCGGCTTGCGGGTGAGCGCCAAGATCGTCAAGGCTGGCGGCAATGCCATGGGTACCGCCCAGATCGACGTCTACGGCATGACGTTGTCGATGATGAACAAATTGTCGACGCTCGGCATGAAGGTCATCCTGGTGCCGCGTAATACTGTCACGCTGGAAGCGGGCGACTCGCAGAACGGCATGGCGGTGGTATTCCAGGGAACCATCACCAACGCCTATGCCAATTTCGACAATTCGCCGGACGTTTCGCTCTATGTGGAGGCGCATACCGGACTGACGGAAGCCACGCAGTTCATTCCGCCCACCAGTTTCCAGGGGGGCGTGGACGCGGCGCTGGTGATGTCCGGGTTTGCCGCGCAGATGGGCCGGGCCTTCGTCAACAACGGCGTGAGCGTGCAGTTGTCCAACCCGCACTATTACGGGTCGGTGCGCGATCAGGCCAAGGCGTGCGCTGAAGAAGCCGGCATCAACTGGTCGCTGGACGACCCGTTAAAGCTGGAAATCTGGCCACGCGATGGTTCGCGCGGCGGCTCAGTACCGCTCATCTCGCCGGATACTGGCATGGACGGGTACCCGGCCTATACACCCAACGGCATCATGGTCAAGACCTTGTTCAACCCGTCGATTGGCTTAGGGGGCCAGATCAACGTGCAATCGATGCTCACACCGGCTTGCGGCACGTGGACCGTCTACATGCTGGACCACGACCTCGATTCCAAAGTGCCGGATGGCAACTGGTTTACGCGCGTAAGCGGCATCAACCCTTCGTTCCCGGCGCCGGTGTCCAAATGAGCGACGGCTACGGCCAGTTCCGCCCCAACGACGGCACTGCGGACTTCAATGCGCTGAACTTCATCATCACTCAGAAGCTGGCGCGAGTCCGCACGATCATTCTGGCCAAAGTAGTGGCGGTGACCAGCGCGGGCGAGGTTGCCGAAGCGGGCCTCATCGACGTTCAGCCCATAACGAACATGGTGGACGGCGACAACAACGCTTCGCAGCATGGCGTCATCCACAACATCCTGTACGAGCGCGTCCAGGGCGGCCTCAACGCCATCATCATGGACCCGCAGGTGGGCGACATCGGGCGCGTGGCCATTTGCGACCGCGATATTTCGGCCAACAAGGCTGTTCGCGGCATAGCCAACCCCGGCTCTTATCGCCGGTTCAGTTTTTCGGACGGCGTTTATCTGGGCGGCGTACTCAACGGCGTGCCTAACCAGTACGTCCAGTTCAACGACCTTGGCATAGCCATCGTCGACAAGAACGGCAATTCAGTCGTGATGAACGCGGACGGCATCACTATTACCGACTGTAACGGTAATATCATCGACATGAGTGCGGCGGCCATTGCCACTACCGGATTGCTCAAGAACAACGGCAAAGCGGTCGGCAGCACGCATACGCATTCCGGCGTCACCACTGGCTCCGGTGATACGGGGGTCCCTGTATGAACACGCTGTTGCTCGATACCAACGAATGGGATTTGGTGGCCGACATCTCGGGCAACATTGCCGTGGCGACCGACCCCTATTCCATGGCGCAGGACGCGGCCAGCGCCATCCGCCTGTTCAAGGGCGAACTGTATTACGACACCACCAAGGGCATCCCGTACTGGGAGCGCATTCTGGGCAAGCTGCCGCCGCTTACGCTGCTCAAATCGCAGTTCGTGGCTGCTGCGCTGACTGTGCCGGGCGTGCGTACCGCGCGCTGCTTCATCTCGTCGTTCAACCACCGCACGGTGGCGGGGCAGGTCCAGATTACCGACAAGAACGGCTTTACCCAGGCGGCGTCGTTCTAGCCCATGCCAACAAATGTCCCTCCCCCAACATTCGGCGCCAACGGGTTCATACCGCCCGACGAGCAGGACATCCTGGCCGGCGTGCAGGAAGACATCAACGACGCCTTCGGCGGCAACCTCAACCCCGCGCTGGAAACGCCGCAGGGCCAGCTGGCCTCGTCCATGGCGGCCATCATCGCCAACGCCGACGACACGTTCTGCTTTCTCACCAATCAGGTAGACCCGGCTTATGCGTCGGGGCGCATGCAGGATGCCATTGCCCGCATCTATTTCATCGAGCGCAACCCGGCCCTGTCGACCGTGGTGCAATGCACATGTTCCGGCCTTGCCGGGGTCAAGATCAAGGCCGGCGCTCTGGCGCAGGATCAGGCAGGCAATACTTACATCTGCACCACCGGCGGCAAGATCGGTATCGGCGGCACGGTCACGCTGCCCTTTGCCTGTTCGGTGCCGGGGCCTGTAGTCTGCCCCGCCAACACGCTCAACATCATTTACCAGGCTATTCCCGGCTGGGACAGCATCAACAATCCCACCGATGGCGTGACCGGTGTCGACGTCGAGAACCGCGCCAACTTCGAGGCGCGGCGAGCGGAGTCCGTGGCCGGCAACAGCTTTGGCGCAGCGGGTTCCATCATCGGCGCGGTGTCCAAGGTGGCGGGTGTGCTCGACTACTACGCCTACGACAATGCGTCGTCCACCAGTACCACCATCGGCGACTACACCATCGCGGCTTACGCCATCTACGTGGCCGTGGTTGGAGGCACCGATTCGGACGTGGCGCAGGCCATTTTGTCGAAGAAGAGCCCCGGTGCGCCTTACTCCGGCAACACCACGGTCACCGCTTACGACAACAACCCCCTGTATGCCAACCCGGTGGCCTATACGGTGAAATTCGAGCGGCCGGACGATCTCGTGGTGGCGTTCGCCATCAATATCGCCAACAACCCGCAGGTACCGTCCAACGCGGTAAGCCTTATCCAGACGGCCATCATCAATGCGTTCGCCGGCACCGACAATGGGCCGCGCGCCCGCATCGGTTCCATCATCTACGCCAGCCGCTATATCTCGGCGGTGGCCGTGCTAGGCCCGTGGGTGCAGATCATTTCCCTGTTCCTGGGCTCCAACAATGTGGCCAGCGCGGTAGTCACCGGTTCCATTTCGGGTACGACGCTCACTGTTTCCGCCGTTACCTCTGGCACGCTCGCGGTGGGGCAGGTCATTTCCGGCTCGACCATTCAGGAAGGCACGCAGATTACCGCGCTCGGCACAGGCTCGGGCGGCATCGGCACCTACACAGTCGATCTGTCGCAGACGGCCGGTAGCACGACGATCACAGCTGCGGCGCTCGATCAGGAAACCATCCAGGTGGGCATCGATCAGGTGCCGGTCACCCAGGCCAACGACATCAAGATCACCTTGACATGACCAGTTCGGCAATCGGCCAGTTCCAGATCGGCATCAGCCCCATCGGCGCGGGCGCCTTCGTTCCGTACTTCGATGTTGAAGATACCGTCATCTCGCAGTACGCCAACAGCCCCACGCTGCTGGAGATGATCGACAACTTTTCGCAGTGCGTCGATCAGGAAGTGAACTGGGAGAGCTTCTACAATCTCATCTGGAACGTAGACACCGCCGTGGGCTATGGGCTGGATGTCTGGGGCCGCATCGTGGGCGTCAATCGCGCTTTGCAGGTGACCACCGGCGCCTATTTCGGGTTCAACGAAAACGGCGGCACGGATGTAGAGCCGTTCAATCAGGCGCCGTTCTGGACCGGCACGCCGTTTACCGAGAATTACCTGCTGTCGGACTACGCCTACCGGCAGCTCATTCTGGCCAAGGCGTTCGCCAACATCTGCGACGGCTCCATCCTCGCTATCAACAACATTCTCATGACTTTGTTCGGAAGTTCGGGGAAATGCTACGTGACCGACGGGCGCGACATGACGATGACCTACACGTTCAAGTTCGATCCAACGCCTGTGCAGCTGGCAATCATCGAGCAATCGCACGTGCTGCCGAAACCTGTGGGCGTAGTGGCCTCGGTCGTGATCAGCCCTTGAGGACAAGATGAAGATTGCCGACATTCCCACGCTGAAGTTTCCAATCCCGTTCGCCAACGCGGCTGGGCCGGGCTACATTCGCCCCATCCCGGAAGCCTCGCAGATCGGTATTCAGGACGGCGCGGCATCGCTGACCGATGGTTTTCCACCGCTCTCGATGACCCCGGAAGGCGCGGGCGGCACGTGGCCGTTCGGGCAGGACTTCAACGGCCTGTTGCTCCAGATTACCCAATGGGTGCAATGGCTGAACAACGCGGGCGGGCCGGTGGGTTACGATGGCACGTTTTCTTCGGCCATCGGTGGCTACCCGCAAGGCGCGGTGCTGGCAGCGGCCACTTCTGGCTGGTTCTGGATCAGCACGGTGGACGACAACACCAGCGACCCCGATACCGGTGGGGCCAACTGGGTGGGTTATACGCCGACCGATCTGTACGCGGCCGACAGTGGCACGGCCAATGCGATGGTTGCCACGCTTACCCCGGCCCCGCCGTCGTTCGCGGCGCTAACGGGCTGGTCCATCAAGATCAAAAAGGGCGCGGCGGACAACACCAGTTCAGTTACGCTCAATCTGAACGGTTTTGGCGCCAAACCGGTCGTCCACCCCGACGGCTCCAACGTGCTGCCGGGCGAATTGCCGTCTAGCGGTATGGCGACCGTGGTGCCGGACGGCACATCATACCAGCTGCAGAACGGTGGCGGTGGCGGCGGATCGTCGGGCCGCACCATTCTGTCCGGCGATACCACCTTCTATATCGCCACCACCGGCAACGATGCCAACGACGGGTTAACTGCGCTCACCCCCTGGCTCACCTTCCAGCACGCATGGAACGTCATCAACGATACCTACGACCTCGCCGGGTTCAACGCCACAGTCACGGTGGCGGACGGCACCTACACCGCCGGGTTCAGCGCCTATGGCCGCCCGCCGGGGGCCGACAATGTCAATTCGATTTTGTTCATGTCCACCTCTGGCAACGCCAATTCGTGCATCATCAACGACAGTGGCACGGCGTTCGGTGCAGGGTATGGTGCGGCATACACACTGCAGAATTTCAAGGTCACCAGCGGCGGCAATTCCGTTGACGCCAATGCGGGCGGCCAGATTAACCACACCGGCATGGTGTTCGGCTCGGCCGCTAACGCGCACATGTTCGCGTGGAACGGCGGGCGCATCTATTGCGAAGGCAATTATGCCATCACCGGCAGCGCCGAGTGGCATCTCAATGCCACGCGCGGCGGCGAAATCTACTTCGATACCAGCGTGACTGCCGTCACCGTTTCGGGTTCGCCGGCATTTTCCAGCGAGTTCGCGTTGTGCGCGGCTGCCGCGCAAATCTACTGCGATACAGGCGTGGTGACGTTCTCAGGTTCGGCTACCGGCAAGAAATACATCGTCGAGGCCAACGGCGTCATCGATACCAATGGAGGCGGCGGCTCGTTCCCCGGCTCCATTGCGGGCACCACACAGACTGGGGGTCAGTATGTTTAAGCGAATTCTGTTGGCTCTGGCGTTGGCCGGGTTGTCGGCGGCGGCGCTGGCGCAGTCCAATCCGGGATTTGTCACCGGGCAGGTGCCAACAGCCACGCAATGGAACTCCTATTTCAGCGCCAAGCAGGATGTGCTGAAATCGCCGCCGCTGCTGCTCACCGGTGGAATCCTGACCGGGCCGCTGACAACCGCTGCATCGTCCAGCTCCGGTGCGGGCCTCAATCTCATTCCCGGCGTGCCGCCGACCGTTCCCAAGAACGGCGACATCTGGGTGACGTCTACCGGCGTGTTCGTCCGCGTCAATGGCGCTACCGTCGGCCCGCTCACCGCTGGATTTTCCTCGCTTACCTCCAACGCGCTGGTGCTGGGCAACGGGTCGAGCGCTCCCAACGCGTTGGGATCACTGGGGTCCACCACCACGGTCCTGCACGGCAATGCATCCGGCGCTCCTACCTGGGGCGCGGTCAATTTAGGCACGGACGTTACCGGCACGTTGGCCGCAGCGCGGCTGCCCAATCCCACGGCTTCCACGCTCGGTGGTGTACAAAGCCTGGCATCCGTTGCCCACAAGTGGATCAATACAATCTCTACTTCTGGCGTGCCGGCCGCGACCCAGCCCGCGTTCACCGATATCTCGGGCACGCTGGCCGCGTCTCAGTGCCCCGCGTCCACCGGCATTGCCCTGGGTTGCGTGTACGCGCCGGCCGACCCGCCAGTCACGCACTATTTCCTGACTGGATATAACGGGACCAGCTGGCTGAGCGCCCAGCCCGCATTCACCGACATCTCGGGTACCGCTTCTCACGCGCAAATTCCGGCACCCGCGTCTGGCGCGGGCAACTATGGCGGCGTCATCGCGTCCAACTGCGCGGCCAGCAACTGGGCTATCGGCTACAGCACGTCGGGCACGCCGGTATGTACCCAGCCCGATTTTTCGGACCTTACCGGTACAATTACGGCGGCACAAATTCCGGCGCCCACGGCGGTAACGCTCGGCGGCATCAATTCTATCACATCGGCTTCGCACAATTGGATAGCCTGGATTGGCACCGATGGCACCCCGCACCAGAGCCGCCCGGCATTCTCCGACCTGTCTGGAAGTCTCGCCGCCTCGCAATGCCCCGCTGCCACGGGGCTGGCGCTGGGGTGCTTATTTGCTCCCGCCGACCCCCCTGTAACCCATTACTTCGTCACCGGCTATAACGGAACGACGTGGTTGACAGCGCAACCGGCGTTCTCCGATCTGTCCGGCACGCTCACCGCCGCGCAACTTCCCAATCCGACATCGTCCACGCTCGGTGGCGTTCGCAGCTTTGCCGCGACCACGCATAAGTGGATCAACACCATTTCCACTTCCGGTGTTCCGGCGGCTACTCAACCTGATTTCAGCGATCTGACAGGGACCTTGAGTGCTGTACAATGTCCGCCTTCCACCGGTCTGGCGTTGGGGTGCATGTACGCGCCGGCCGATCCCCCTGTAACCCATTACTTCGTCACCGGCTACAACGGAACGACATGGCTCACCGCGCAGCCAGCGTTCAGCGATATTTCCGGTAATGTGGCCGCCTCTCAATTGCCATTGCCCACGTCGTCTACGTTGGGCGGGGTCAAGAGTTGGCCCAGCACTCCACACCAATGGATAAACACCATTAGTTCAGTCAATGGAGCAGCGGGTGCCACCCAACCGGCGTTCACCGACATTTCCGGGTCGGTAGCGGCCTCTCAATTGCCTAACCCATCAGCGTCCACGCTCGGCGGTGTCAAGAGCCTGGTAAGCGTGCCGCACAAATGGATCAACACCATCTCTACCGGCGGCGCACCTGCGGCTACCCAGCCTGATTTCTCCGACTTGTCTGGCTCGCTTGATCCGTCGCAGTGCCCGGCAGCGTTGTACAACGCGTTGGGGTGCATGTACGCGCCGGCTACGCCTCCGGTCACGCACTTCTTCCTCACCGGTTACAACGGGACGGCGTGGTTGACAGCGCAACCGGACTTTGGTGATCTGACAGGAACGGCCAACCTCGCATCTCAGGTATCGGGCGTGCTGCCGGTGGCCAACGGCGGCACCGGCTCCAGCGTACCGGCCATCGTTGCCACGACTTCGCAGTTTGACAAGACAACCACCTCGCCCACAGTCATTACTGGGTTGTCGTCGAACGTTGCGTCCAGCACCACCTATTATTTCAAAGCCATCCTGTTCGTCAATCTGGACGGTACCGGCGGTATCCGGGCACGTATGGGGGGCACGTCCACCGCCATTTCAGATATCTACGAAGTCCAGATGGTCTGTGATTCATCCGGGTTGAACGTCATTTCCACCCGCGTGACTGATTGGGGAGTATCGAACGGTAATACGGCAGGCTGCACGGCTGGCAAGGTCGTTATGGAAGGAACGGTCGTAGTCAATGCGGGTGGCACGCTCACGGCCCAGTTCTCGCAAAAAGTGGCTTCCGGGACCTCCAGCGTGCTGGTAGGGTCCACGCTCGAAGTTCATCAGCTCTAGACAGGGGGTTTCATGCAAACGGTTTTAGCAGCGCTGGCCATAGCGACTACCGGATGCTTTCCGCAGTTCGGTACGGACGGCAACGACACCATCGTGGCAGCGGATAGCTGCAATGCCACGCTCGTGGGTCTGGGCGGCGATGACGTTCTCATCGGCGGCGATGGTGATGACGTGTTGTGGGGCGATGCCTGCGGGGCCGATACCTCTGGCGGCGACTGCAAGAATGGCGCAGATACGCTCACCGGGGGTGGCGGCATTAACGCTTTCGGCTTCAACAAGGCCAAGGAGAGTTTTGGGGCTACGACCGACACCATCACCGACTTTGTGCCGGGTACGGACGTCATTGCCATGGCGGGGGTGTGCCGCAAGGCGAACGTGTCTTGCACCTTCATCGGTACCGCCGCATTCGACGGGGTGCCGGGCGAAGTCAATTACCGTATAACCTTCCAGCCCGCATTTCGGCCGCCTTACCGCGCCAATGGTACGGCGGTGACCGTGATCCAAGCCGCCCTCGACGGCGACGGCCAACCGGATTTCTCGGTCAATCTGCTGGGCAACCTCACATTGTCGGCATCCGATTTCCTGTTCAACAGCTACCCGCCGGCCGACATGGGCGCCTGGGGCGCGCTCAACCATAGGAGGCGCAAATGATCGCCGTCACCACTGACCTGCTCCGCCGCATAGCGCTGGCCAACGACACTACGGCCTTGATGGAAGCCTATGCGCCTTTGTTCGACGCGCAACTTGGTCCGGCCGGGCTCGCCACACCGCTCAGGGCTGCGCACTTCCTGGCCCAGACCTGCGTGGAAAGCTGGAGCTTTACCCGGCGCGAGGAGAACCTGAACTATTCGGCTGAAGCGGTCGCGGCGCGATTCCCCCTGTTAGCTGGCCGGGCCGACGAACTGGGACGCAACCCCAAGGCGCTGGCGAGCGCGGCCTATGCCGGGCGCTACGGCAACGGCAACGAAGCATCCGGCGACGGGTGGACATACAGGGGGCGCGGGCCGCTGCAACTGACTTTCAAGGACAATTACGCACACTTCGGCGCCAAGCTGGGGCAACCGTTTGTGGACGACCCCGACATGGTGGCCGATCCCGTTTATGGCGTGCCAGTGGCTATCGCCTATTTCATCGAGCGCAAGTGCGCGGAAGCCGCCGACCTGGACGATACCGAAAAGGTGACCCGGCTCATTAACGGTGGCACCAACGCTTTGCAGCAACGCATCAAAGCCAAGCAGCGGGCGCTGGCCTTGCTGGGTGGCAAGGAGGCTTAATGCAAGACCTGTGGACTTCTCGTTTTGTGGCGGGTGCCGCGTTCTCCATCCTGGCTTTTCTGATCATCGTGGTCTGCTTCTTTGAACTGCCCAAGGGCAATCATGACATCATCATCACGCTTATTGGTATTGTGATCGGCTCATGTGGAACCATCGTGACCTATTATTTCGGCTCATCCAAATCGAGCCACGATAAAGACGACGCTATCCAGAAGATTGCACTCACTGCCGGCGGAACCGGCACGGGTGGGCAGCCATGAGCCTGTTCACCGCAATTCCCATTGCCGGGCTGGTGGGCATGTTGGCAGGCGCTGGGGGCGCCGGCTACCTCGTCTACAAGTACGAGCAGGGCCAGATTGCCCAGCTGGAGCTGGCGGATGCCCGCGCCGACGTGGAGGCGCAAGATACCGCACGCAAGAAGCAGGCAGCGGCCGACGCCATCTCGCTGGCGTCCGCCGTCAAGTCCGCCGAAGCCCGCCAGAAGATCGTCGTGCAAACCGTGAAACTTGTGCAGAAGGTGCCCGTTTATGTCACTCGCAAGATCGATGCTCGCTTTCCTTTGCCTTGCGGCGCTATCCGCCTGTACAACGCCAGTACCGAAGGTCGTGACCCTGACCGTGTTTCCTACCCCACCACCCAACCTGATGACGCCCCCTGCCCAACCAAGCTCTCTGACGCCGTCCGCGTCATCGTCGCCAACAACGGACTCGCGGCGACCACACGCCAGCAATTGATCGACCTGCAAGACTGGATCAAAACAGAACAAACATCAGTGCAGCATTAGGGAATGAACGCCTTGGCGAGCATCTTCAATCTTGGACGTGGTGATTATGATCCGCAAGATGATGAATTGGGAATGCCGGACAAGTCGGAGACGACCGATCTTGACCGACATGTGACGCGGTGTGCGCTTCGCTATCGCGAACTACGCAAGAGCCAGAACGGGTCGGAAAACAGATTGCGGAGAATCGAAATCGCGGGGCTTATCCTCGTGGTCGTGCTGATTGCGTATAACCCTTTAGTGCATGATTTCGTGAAGCATTTTCTTGGATTCTGACGATGAGCGAAGGCCACACAGCGATTGACGACATGGGGCAGCGGGTCGAAGGCTCCGGCTCCAATGTTCGCGTTAGCCTTGTCGGCATGGACCGTCCGTTCTTCACGGCGTTCGCCATCGTGCTTTCGATCATGTCCGCGTTCTATGCCTTTGAATGCCAGAAGCAGGCGTCTGTGATGTCGTACTGGCTCCAGCGCAACGAGGCATTTCTGGAGCAGCTTTCCAATCAGGGCGTGAAGGTGCCCCAAGACCTTCTGCATCATCAGGAGAAATAGCCATGAGTAGCTCGGGCGGTGGAATTATCGTTTCCGTTGCTGGTCATCCTGACGAAAAGGTCAGCCTGACCAAAGAAGAGGGACAGTGCATCTGCGATGCACTGACGGCACAAGGTGAGACGGCGCTGGCCGCGAAGATTCAACCCATCGTCAATCAGGCGAGCTGATCGTGTGGATGCGGTACAGTCTGCCTACACTGTCGCCTTGATCATTGGCGCTGGCATCGTTGGCTGGTGCGCGCTGGCCGTCAATGCGCTCCAGCAACGGGTGACACGGCTGGAAACCGAACTGGAAAGGTGCAACTGCCATGAACATAATGGACAGTCTAAAGCGGATTGCTGAGGCCGGCGCCGCGCTGGGCGTCGTGGTGACTGTGGTGACGATCTTCACCACGGTTGTAGGCGGGCACCTGCCGCCGTGGGTGCCTTATGCGGAAGGCCAGCAAATCCAGAAGGAGCAGGGCGACGAGTCGCTCACCCAGGCCCTGTTCGCCGAGGACTTCTATTGCGACAAGCTCAAGCGGGCAAAGGCGGATGCCCAGGCTCACCCGTCTGACGCGGCGGACGATGACGTGAACAAGCTCAAGCGCCGTATCCGCCAACTGGAACAAAAGATTTCGCCCAAGCAGCCGTCCAGCGACCCGTGCTAGCCTACTTGCCTCTCCCTGCGCCCCGATTTATACTGGCTCCATGGCTTTACCGGTGCACAGGGAAGCCGCCTACCAGCGTCATGACCTGGTAGTATCCAACCCACAGCAAGGGCCGGAGTCGCAAGGGCGTCTTCGGCCCTTGTTTTACGCGCCCCATCCGGGGGTCCATCCGTTGCCTGCCCCATCCTTTGGGTGCTGACCCCTAGGGCAATGGGTGGACCGCCGGACGCGGCGCTCGCGTCATAACCCAAAGGAGAATCATCATGTCCCTGTTTGCACAGCCTATCTGGGCCGGGCTTCTCAATGCCGCCAAGGCAGGCGTTCTCGGTAATGCGGCGTCCACTGTTTCGGCCCTGTCGGCCGATGCCATTGGTCTGGTGGGCGAAGAGCTGAACGACTTCAATGTCGGCGTAACCAAGTTCTCGGAACTCATCCAGCAGGGCGTCTCGCCATCCGACGCGTTCACTCAAGCCTGGGGGCCTTATGCGGAGCAGGCCAAGTCCGACGCGTGGAACGGCGCCATGAAGGCGCTGACCGATGGGCTCAACTTTATCAGCGGTATCATCACGTCCATCGAAGCGGCCATCTGAATTCGCCTCGGGCGTCCCGCCCCCCGGCGCCCAAGTGTGAAAGGCTCCGGCGGTCAAACGTCGGGGCCTTTTGCTTTCTGCCTCAGCTCATTCATCTTTGGCACGACATAAAGAACTATCACCATGAGCCAAACCTGATTGGCGGCAATGACGCCATACATGAACATCTTCCAGCCGTAGTCGGCGATATCGCTCATGGCCCCACCGCCACCTTATGCACGAAGGCGAGATCGGCCTTCTCCTTGGCTTTGAATGCCTCGCGCGCCTTGCGTTCTTCGTCGGCCTCGCGGCGGGCGTATTTGACCGCAACCGCCTCGCAGTCTTTCTGCCAGCCCGTTGCGTAGAGCGGTTTGGTTGGGTTGCTGAGTAGCCTGACGTTGGCCAGCTCGTGCTCGTGGCAAAGCGCGTGGGCGGCGGTCAGTGGGTCTTCGTCAACGGCCATCACTTCACACGGATAGCCAATGTCCATGACACAAACACTGGCCCATTCGCCATTGCTACTGTTGGGCGGTAGTGGATGATTCGGAACAGTGATATGTCCTGTTGTGGCCTGCGCCACACACTCCTTCATCGGCGTACACCCGCTGGACCCATAGATGGCCGTGCAGCATTGCGGGAAGTTCTTGTCGGCGGCGCCTGCCTGGCCGGCCAGCAGCAGGTAGGCAAACGCGGCCAGCATGAGCGTCGAGCCGATAAGGACGATGGTGTTGGGGTGCATTGCAGTTCTCCTCACAAATGTTCGAGCGTTTGATAGTAAAACCAATGAAGGAATGGCAGCGCGAACCCCCGACGCCCTTGGCGCTCCATGCCCCACAGCCATAGCATCCGTCCTGTTCGACCGTTACCGTCTAGGTAGGGATGCAGCTTTTCAAACCGGACGTGGACCTTCCACGGGTGAACGCCGCCGCGTGCTGAGCGCATGATCTTGTTGAGGGCTGCCACTATTTGCGGCCCGCCTTCAGGGGCCATGTACTCGCCGACACAAACGTCCATGCCGACGCGCTCACGTAACGGTTTGCCCGGTGCAAAAACGGCCTGCATGTCGCCTAGGTCAATGGCCGTCGGTTCAACTATCCGCAGAAAGCGTTCTGCTGCTTCGATCTCTCGGTCAAACGGTTCCCGGTCGATTCCTTCAATATGATTCGACTCCGCGATGAACCCGCGTAGGCCAAGCGTGACGCTAGTCATGGCTGCACCTTGGTCCGCTCCAGCTTGCGCTTCTGGCCGGATTCAGCATCGCGGCACATCTGGCGAAAGATTTCGAGCGGGTCGGATTTGGTTTCGAGGGGGCGGAAGCGGCGTGCGTCAAGCGGACAATTACAATCTCTCACTACTCCACGCAGTCTAAGGCCCTGTATGGTTATTCCGTTATTTTTTGTCAAAAGAAGTATTTCCGAGATGACGTACGCACTGCCATTAGTCACCATAAGCGGCCACGGTTCACACCCTCTGTTTGACTCCCAATCCATGTGTAAGTTATCATCGACGCACACCACCTTCTGCCCCACATAGAAATCGTAGCTCATTTGTACTTCTCCCACAGATTGACCACCGGGCGCCTTATGCGGGCATCGATCACCATTCCAGTTCCCTCCAGAACACCGCGCACGCCAGCGCACAGCCGCCGCAGGTGGCCGCCAGACCAGAACCCCACCAGTCGAGCGACCACAGCTGGGCGCTTAAGACCAGTAGCAATAGGCCGGCGGTGCCTGTGGCGGTGCGAAGTAACAGATCGATCATGGCTGTTTATTCTTTGGCTTAATTCGATATGCACAACCACGTTTACGAAATAGAACAACTAGCTTTGACACCGGGCGGCCGGTCGCTTTTGTGATTTCCTTGTAGGTTTCGCCAGCTTCATATCGTCGGACACATTCATCATCTCGCCGTTTACGTGCGGCGCGTCGTTCGGCAACAGCTTGAGCTTTTGCGTTCTTTCTTATCCGTGCCGCCGTCCATTGTTCTTTCCTTTGAACACCTACGCCATGGCGTTCAGTAACACCAGACTGCACAAGAATCTGTCGAACGCGTTCTCGTGAAATTTTGAATTCGGATGCCACTTCTCCCAAGGAATAACCTGCCAAATACATTTCACAGGCTTTGGCATTACGCTCATTTTTGATAGATGAAGAACGATGCCCTTTGCGGTAGATCGTTACGCCTATGGCCTTAAGATGTCTTGATAAAGTATCTGAATTCATTTTCATATCGGCAGCGATTTCCGACAACGTCTCCCCGGCTTGATAACGTGCGTTAAGGACGAACATGTCCAACGGTCGTTGGCGCTTGTCGGTCGAGAACTGCTGAACATGACCGTGGATGATCGCTTCAGTTTCCATCCATTCCTGCGAGCGCATCACACCCTCCCCAGCACGACCATCACCAGCGCCAATGCCACGGCTAGCCAGACCACGAGCCGGGCGACCAGGTACCACAGCACCAGCGCGCACCAGCAGACGGCGAGGACAGGCGACCAGCAGAGCGCGATCAAGGGTTCGAGGAGCCAAGCGGTCATTTCTTCCCCTTCGGCAGCAGCGACTTCAGGAAGGCTACTTCCTCACGGGCGGCAGCGTGGGCGGCGTTGCGCTCTTGTTCAGTTCTGAAAATGGCCCAATCCATAGCGGCGGCCCGTGCGTCATAATACGGCGTACCAACGCAGTCTGAGTAACCGGTTTTATTTGCTACCGGACACGACCCGCAGGATGACATTGGAAACAAGACGCAGAGCGCACAATCGCTGCCTTTTGTCTTGTATTCCTCTGGCGTCTTGGCCCTGGCATTG